ACAGTTTCAACCTGTGGTGGACGCCATGCTGAAGAAGAATGGGCGCAAGCTCGCTGAGTATGAGATGGCGCTGACTGTCGACCTCAAGCCTACTGGTTGGAAAGACAAAGACGTATGGGTGCGCGGCATTGCTGACATCCTAGTCGTTGATGACGACAACCTCACGGCATGGGTGGGTGACTGGAAGACTGGCAACAACAAGTATCCCGATAGAGATCAGTTAGTTCTCATGTCGCTTATGGTGTTTGCCCACTTCCCACACATACGCAAGGTCAACTCAGCATTGCTGTTCATTGTGAAAAATGATATGGTCAAGATGTCGATGGCACGAGATGACGCCGATAAACACTGGTGGGACTATCGTGAGCGTACAGCGCGGCTTGAAGCAAGCTTTGCCAACGACGTGTGGAACCCAAATCAAACGCCACTGTGCGGTTGGTGCCCAGTAAAGACTTGCGAGTTCAACAAGAAACACTGAAAGGAAACCTATGCCTTACGTTAACAAACCCCGCCCGTACGCAAAAGAGTACGAACAGTATGACGGCACACCGATGGTCAAGAAGAAACGTGCCGCACGAAACAAAGCACGAGCAATCATGGAGAAGGAAGGACTTGTACATAAAGGAGATGGAAAAGATGTCGACCACAAAAGAGCCCTATCCAAAGGGGGAAAAACCGTACGTTCGAATCTCCGCGTCAAAGACGCGAGCGCAAACCGTTCGTATGCAAGAAAGTCAGACCACTCTATTAAGTGACATACCTACCGCAAGACTTATCGATCTCTGGGTAGCGCGTTGGGGACATGACTGGGTTGATCTGGTGGAAGTAATAGAAGACCCATTCTACAAAGATGCGTACGACAGAATGAGAAGAGAAGGTGAACTCGAGGTTCACTTCCTAACCGATCGCTCTAAGTATGTGTGTCGTAATCCAAAATAAATTAAGGAGAAGAAAATGGGAATGGTAAAAACTAAGATGATAGAAGATGCGTTAGATGCGCTGAACAGATCTATGACTACGTTCAATCCTAACAATGACCCTGTGTACTCGATACCTTTATCAGAGTTAGTCAACTTGTGGCGTGCACGTTATGGCGATACGTGGGTAGATGTGTCGGAGATAGAAGACGACTTTTGGTCTGATGCGTCAGCACGACTGCACACAAATAAAAAGATGGAAGAGCTTAACCATCACACAGGTAATACGCCGTGGGCTAGGCTGAAGGAGGACGCGTAATGGTAACGGAAACAACAGGGTTTGAAAATGTGGACACGCAGACACTACGCAACTTGTGGCAAGTAGGATTTGGCGACAATAAAGTTTTGTGCGACGAGCTTGCGTCTTTAATAAGACAAAAAACTGAGCTAGGCATGATTGGTTTAGAAGTGTGTCGTAGACAAGAAGCAAAGTCTACTAAATTTCGCAAAGACGTAAGAGAGTTCTATTACGTATTGGAAGAAGCAAATGCAGATAGTTGATGACAAAGCGCTCGTACTGCGCACGCGCAACCCAAACAAGTACGCGATCATTCCAAAGCATAAGGTGCTGTCTGAGTCAGATGGTATCTATGAAGTAGCTGTCTACTGGGGCTTAGATGAAGCAAGGGTGCTACGCAACCTCGGTGTGAAGGATGTGCCATCGCCTATCACTAGGCGCTATGACTGGCCGGGAAAGTTTATACCAATGGCTCACCAAATAGAGACAGCGGCTTTCCTCACACTACATCGCAGATCATTCTGTTTTAACGACCCCGGAACTGGCAAGACTTTGTCTGCGCTATGGGCGGCTGACTTCTTGATGAAGCGTGGTGAAGTTCGTCGTGTGTTAATTCTCTGTCCCTTGTCCATCATGCACAGTGCGTGGATGGGTGACATCAATCGCAGTGTTATTCACCGCTCTGCCATCGTCGCGCACCATGCTCAAGCTAGTCGACGTATTGAAATGATTCAGCAAGACTACGAGATTGTGATTGCCAACTACGATGGCCTCAACTTGATTGCATCTGAGATCAACGCTGATGGTAGGTTTGACTTGGTGATTGTCGATGAAGCCAACGCATACAAGAACCCGTCAACACGCAGATGGAAAACACTTGCGTCAATCATTAAGCCAGAGACGTACTTGTGGATGATGACTGGTACGCCCGCATCGCAGTCGCCTGTGGATGCTTATGGTCTGGCTAAGTTTGTTAACCCAAGCGGTGTGCCCAAGTTCCAGACATCATGGCGCGACAAGGTCATGAATAAGATCAGCATGTTCAAGTGGGCTCCGAAGGCTAACGCCAAAGAACTTGTGTACGAAGCGCTTCAACCCGCAATACGTTTCACTAAAGACCAGTGCCTTGACTTACCGCCAGTCATCACAGTCACACGCGAAGTGCCGATGACACCACAGCAGGCTAAGTACTACAAGCTACTCAAAGAGCAAATGCTTTTCCAAGCTGCCGGAGAAACAATCAGTGCAGTTAACGCAGGCGTTGCTGTAAACAAGCTACTGCAAATCAGTTGTGGTGCCGCGTACACAGACGAGAAGGAAGTTGTGGAGTTCGATGCCGCGCCTCGCCTTGGTGTACTGGAGGAGGTATTGGAAGAGACAAGCCGCAAGGTAATCATCTTCGCTCTGTTCCGCTCAAGCATTGACACCATCGTCAAGCATCTTACCAAGCATGGCTATGCCGTTGACCAAATTCATGGCGACGTGTCAGCAACCAAGCGTGGTCAGATCATCAACGACTTTCAAACTACCGACAACATCCGCGTACTGGTGTTGCAACCACAAGCGACAGCACACGGGATTACCCTAACTGCCGCTGACACAGTTGTGTTCTTTGGCCCACTCATGTCAGTGGAGATGTATACGCAGTGCATAGCACGAGCCGACCGCAAAGGTCAAGACTCGGACAAAGTTACTGTGGTACACATTGAGTCAAGCCCCATTGAAAAGAAATTATTTAAGGCAATGAATACAAAAGTTTCCGATCACGCAATGCTTGTCGGCATGTTCGACAGCGAAGTAAAAAATATTTAAAGAAAGGAGTTGCAAATCAATTCAGTCGTGCTATGCTGTCCAACCATTGACAATAAAATAATTCAAGGAGAAGTAGATGTTAAACATAGATGATGAGGAACCTGCTCCTCAGGAAGCACCGACAGACGTCACTGTCCCCATGGACAAGTTGGCGAAGGTGTACCGCAGGATGCAGTCACGCGTACAAGAGTTAACCGCTCAGTACGAGTCTGAGATCGAGGACATCAAGCGTCAGCAAGACGTTGTGAAGATCGCGCTCAAAGACCAAATGCTCAAGCTTGGCGTATCAAGTGTACGCACAGACCAAGGCACCGTAGTGCTGTCTACCAAGACACGCTACAACACACAAGACTGGGACTCCTTTAAAGAGTTCATCAAGGAACACGATGCGTTGGACTTGTTGGAGAAGCGTATTGCGCAGACCAACATGGCTACGTTCTTGTCCGAGAATCCCAGTCTAGTTCCCGCAGGGCTTAACTCTATGACAGAGTACGCCATTTCAGTTCGTAAACCAACTAAGTAATCAGGAGAATCATTATGAGCAATGTAGCTCTATTCAACCCATCCCAAGCCCCCGCGTTCGCAAAGAACCGCACATCGTTGTCACCCATGGCCAGAGCCCTAGCCGGGGGTGCAGTTGGCAACCGCACCAAGAGCATCTCCATCAAAGGCGGTGTGTTTCGTTTGAACGAAGGCGGCAAAGAGATTGCCGCTATCGAAGAGCGCTACCTCGACGTAGTCATTGTCAATGCCGCGCCTGATGTTTCACGCGTGTTCTATGCCAAGGCATACGATGGCGAAGTCTCTGCGCCTGACTGCTGGTCACAAGACGGCAAGACACCAAGCTCTGAGGCAAGCAACCCACAGCACAACAAGTGCGATGGATGCCAACAGAACATTGCCGGTTCTGGTCAGAACAATAGCCGCGCTTGCCGCTTCCAACAACACATTGCTGTAGTGTTGGCTAACGATATGGAAGGTGCGGTGTTGAAATTGACTGTGCCTGCCAAGTCTGTGTTCGGTAAAGAAGAAGGCGACAACCGCGCCTTGCAAGCGTACGCTCGTCATTTGGGCGCACAGAACATTGACCCATCTGAGGTCATCACGCGCATGAAGTTTGACACTAAGTCCGAAGCGCCCAAGCTGTTTTTCAAGGCTATGCGTTGGTTAACTGACGACGAGTTCCCAACCATTCAGGAACAAGGCAAGACAGACACCGCTCTTAAAGCGATCACAATGTCTTTCTCTAAGATGGACAGCGTTGCCGCCCCTGCACCCTTGAAGCTTGAAGGCAAGCGCCCAACTGCCGCGCCTTTAGGCGAGATGTTTGACAAAGACGAAGCCGAAGCAATAGCGGCTGAGAAGGCCAAAATTAAGAAAGCCAAGCCTGCCCCTCTGCCTGCCGAGGAAGAAGAGGAACCTGTAGTCCGCAAGGAAGAGAAGAAGCCCAACGCTGTGCCCAAGGCAAAGGCTGACTTGTCTGCCATGGTGGACGACTGGGACGAAGCAGAATAAAGGACTAAGGGGGCTTCGGCC